GTCTTGGAGGTAACCGCACCGGCCGCGGTAATCGAGCCCGAGATTAAAAGCCCGGCCACGCTATTCTGTGCCGTGTTAGAGCCAACCGTTGTCACTAGATAATCCGAATAGTCCTTCCAGATTAGGGCCGCGCCAAACGTTGCGGTAGCCGCAGGATCTAGCTTGACTAGTTGAAAAACCCTCGTGCCATTCTTCGCGAGACCCCCCGTGTAAGGAATGGAGGCGGAGGTTCCGCCGACGACTAGATACTTTCCAACCGCTCCAGGATCGAAGAGTGGAGAGCCTCCCGTGGTGGCGTTCGCGGCAGCAGAAACGAAATACTGCGACGGGTCACCAACGTTAAACCATCCACCAAGAGATAGAAGAGAACCAGCCATTTGTCAATATCCTTTCTATTAGCCTGTGATCCCGAAGAGATAACGGCTTAGTCTTGGGGCTGTGCAGGTGAAGTTTCCGCAGAACTTATAATGACCAACCACAAGGGAGTTATTCTGCGCGGGCATGAACCCGGTGAAGCCGAAACCAAAGAGTGGATCGGTCGACACGTAGAAACGGAAGGTCTTAGTGTTGAGGATCCAAAGGGTCTCACCCGAGGCAACCGCGGAGTAACCAATATCCGCCTCGTTCGTGAGCGCTGCTCTTGTACCAGGAGCATACTGATCGGCCACAATTGAACTTCCATTGAAGCGAATACCCTGGAAGCCAAAGTCAGGGCTGGATGTCTCAAAGCGCTGTTGTGCTTGGAAGGCCATCTTAAGATAGCTTAGGCCAAGGTTAGTCGTCACGATCAGATCTGGCTGTTCACCACCAATCACAACCGACTGCCAAGCCTGCTCAACCGTGGGATAGGAGATCGCTCCACCGACGTTTGCCGCAGGACCTGTCATTGGGGAGTTAAGCGCTGAGGAGACGTCTGTCCGCGCGAGTGTCAGATAGTTCGCGTAGGTCTGCGCGTTGAAGCCCGAGGTTGTACCATCAGATAGTGCTTCGTCTAGCCCGTTGATTAGAAGAGTTCTATCTGTGCCTTGGTTCTGCCCATGCTGATAAAGATCGATTGCGAGTTTACCAGATAGGGTGAGGGCCGCAGCCTGCATGAGGAGATCAATGTAATCAAAGACCGCCTCTGGACCATTCATCTCGATCTTGAGCTTCTCAATATAGGCAGGAACAGGGACATTGTAGTACCTTGGTGTCACCGTTCCACCAGTAGCAATCTGCCGCTGACCGATGTCGAAGGTATCTCCAGGTGCATAGCCTGCAACCTTCAGAGTGTTATAGAGGAAATTCTCCTGCCAGGAAGGTCCGCCCTGGTAGGGCTTAAGACTGTTCTTCCGGAAGTATGCCAGGAGGGGGGAGTTCTTGAAGATATTATCCACCACGCCTGGTACGATGCGCTTTGTAGCGATCGTATTAACAGGATCTAGAAACGCCATTTCTTGTGTTCTCCTTTAATGAACTTCCGGACGGAGAGAGCGCTTAGACGAGGCCCGAGCCAGAGCTCTTCCCGAAGTCACCCTCGAGATAGTCTCTAACTGCCTCATTCACTCGGCCCCGAGAATCGGAAGCAAAGTCCTTATTCGATAGGTTATCCACGACAGATGGTCCTGTTGGCTTGAGATATGCAGGACTCGGTAGCTTGGACAGGGCCTCTCGGCGGCCAATCTCCTTCCACTTTTCCTCATTAGCCTTTGCAGACTCTTCAGCCCGCTTGGCCCTCTCAGATTGTGTAAGGGATTCGAACGCTTGTAGAGGAGTCACGCGATTTTCCCCCGCATACTGGATAACATCCCTAGGGTCAATCGAATAACCTTCCTTGATTGTCTTCTGCATGATGTTTGAAAGTTCACCCATTAGAGCAGGGAAAGCTTGATCGATGACGTTAATCCGCTGATCAAACTCTTGCTTCAACTCCCTCTTTAGCTCCTCGAGTTCGTCCTTTCGCGCAACCGATGGGTTAGCACCGCGAGAAGTTGGACGTCCAAGATCTCCATCCTCAAGACCTAGATCCTTCAGGGTCTGTTCATAGGTTGCAAGGCGACTGGCGTAGTCCGCATTTGCGGCGACAAGTTGGGCATTCTTAGGTGCCTCACTCTCGAACCACTCCTTAAGACGTCTTCGCTCTGCTTCCACTTCACCGACTCTTCGATCATAATCCTGTCTTCGGAAAGAACCGCGGAAGACCTCTCGTCCTGCATCGGTCGCCGTTAGGTTCTTAAAGTTCTCCCGGACATCTTCCGGAAGCTTTCCTTCGATCTCGCCCTTCCATGCTTCAAACGCTGCGTCTTCCCGATTTGTCAATTTACTTCTCCTTTAAGGGGATTACCTAGGAATGGGTCCATTCGGTGCACCGCCGCCCATAGCCATTTGGCTAGTTGGAGCGGGCGCACTACCTGGATTACCTCCGGGTCCGCCTTGAAGTGCCTTTGCAAGAACTCCCCTAATCGTGGCCTTTGCTTGGTCAATTTCCTCGCTGGCCCCGGGGACTGCACGGGCTAGAGTGTCTAGAAGCTGGTCTACCATAAAGACCAACTTGGGGATGGCCTCCATGCGTCCTGCAGGAGAACCGCCACCGGGTCCTTGTGGACTTCTTGGGATTGCCGATAGGTTAGGTGTCTCTGGCGGGGGGGCTGGTGGCCCACCCATCTGCATTGAACCACTTGGAGGATATGGGGGCATTTATGGATACCCTTCTTTACTTCTTGCCGCTGACTTTTGCGCCCTTGGGCTTTAGGATAGCGTCCTTAAACACCGTCACTAAGCCTGTTGAACCTTTAGCCATTCTTTGAATCCTTTCAGATAAGCACGTCGCTGCTATGTGCACATTATACGGGATTTATTCCCGAATGTCAAGAACCACTCTCACTGATAACCTGCCTAGAACCCCCGTCTTTCATCTGAAAAGAAGGAGGTTGGTTACCGGAAGGAGGTCGCCCACCTGCGGGACCAGTCCCATTAGTAGCCGGAGCCTCGGGGACGGCATCTAGACCCATCTGGCCAGACTGCCCCCCACCAAGACCACCTCCGAGTTGAGCTTGTGCGGCGATCTGCCCCAACTGTGCCATCATCGCCATTTGTTGCATCTGGACCATCTCAGGGGTTGGCCCAGGCTGGAGACCAAGTTTTCGAGCCGCTACCATCCTCTCCGGAATAGTCTCTGCTGGGGCTTGCCCAACGTTCGGGAGGTCAAAGGCGTCCCAGGCGGTCCAGGGATCCATAAGGTTTGCCCGGAGAAGCTGTAGGACGAACATCTTCTGAGTCGTGTGAGAGACGTTAAGGAAGGAGTTTGGAGCTACCGAGAAGGTAAAGTTACGATGGTGAGCACTAGCTCTTTCCTCTCGGGTGTTCCCAGGAACATGGGAAGGCACGAGGTTTCCGGGGTCATAATCGAAGTCCTCTAGAGAAATGCCATCAGGACCGAGGATCTGCATCCTTCGATCCGTATCATAGTATTGGAAGAAGCAAACCTTTAGCATCTCGGCCATTTCCCCCAGGGAAACCTCGATTGACCTCGCCCGGAGACGAAGGAGAGGAGAAAGGGCGTCCATATACTTCTCAAGGGTGTCCGCCGAGGGCATTTGCTTCAGCTGCGCGAGCTGTTGGAGACCCCTCACGCCCGAGATCTCATCCATCTCACTCTTATAGAACTCGATCATATCCATATACCACTGTGGGAACTCCGGGCCATCCACAACCTTGAACCCTTCCCCCATCGTTGGATTAAGAAGGACCTTCATCCCGCTCTTTCGGGTGTCAATCGCATCAAGATTTGGCTTTCCAATGGACTTAGAATCGGCTATAACACCTCTTCGAATCCACTGACTCATTCCATCCTCAAGGCCCCTTAGGCCCTCATTTAGGGAGTTCTGGAGAGGAACCAGGTCCCCAATCATGGAGCCACCTAGGAGCGACCAAGGAAGGGGATCTAGGGTAAACCTTACGAGGGGAAAGAGTCCGTGCCAATACGGATTGGGACCATCTTTCAGGATCGCCTCGGTTGTACAGAGGATGAGTCTTCCCCTAGGATATAGTCTTGCTTCTTGTTCGGTAACCCTATGTCCATCATCAGGATGCGTTGAACCAACAGGATAGACGTTATAAGACCAGTTTGTTCCTGGGTCGCCCATTAGAACGCAATCCGCCCCCGTGTTTATCGAGTCATCCTTGATATAAATATGGATAAGGTCCGTACCATCCTGGGAAGATCCAAGGCGTTCCTGCCCCTTCGTGAGGAGGTTCCAAGCAGGAGAGGAGATCGAATACATATTCGTCTGCCCCTCCTTTGTCTTTGTGCCAAACCAACTTGCGCCCGTTCCCTGAATAAGGTGCGCCTTGGAGGGGAACATATGACGGAGTTGGCTCACAGGAACCTTCTGCCGAAGGATAACCCCCCGCCAATCCTGGATTGAATCTGAATAAATAGGTTCAATCGGAACAACATCTCGAGGATCAAAGGGGATAAGTTCTACATCCCCGCCACCTGGGAGGGCGGGGTTCCAGGACAAAGCTGCATAACCACTCCCCCCAACACAGGAGAACATAAGGGTGCTTTGGAGGCGTCGATCGGCCGCTGAGTTCTTCCACCAGCCCCTCGCGAGCTTATTAAGTATAAGGGATTGATCCTTATATTGTTCGTTATAGGTGTTATAGTTCCAGATAGGTCGGACGTCTGTGAGCGAGGAGCAGGTTTCTAGGGCGATCTTTCGAAGGCGATTGTCCACAACCCGGGAGATCGCGCGGGAACGGAGAGGAAACTGTTCCCCATTCACATAACCAATAGCTTCATCGATCTCGTTGAACGCCCGCTCCTTTTTGAGGAGGCTTAGTCCTTCGCTAACCTGGGTCTGAACCCAGGCGAGAAGATAGCGCTCAAGCTCCTCCCTTGCGGCGGGGAGAGTCAAAACCAAGAACCAGGAAGACCCATTCCAGAGCCCTCCTTATAGATCTGCTTGCCCGTGCGAAAGTCCACTCCCTTATATTCCTTCGTTAGCCAGCCATTGTCGGGTCGAGGGGTAACTCCAAACTCTTTCGACAGACGCTGCAGATGCGCATCTGAGGTGATCGTAACAGGCTTTCCATCGGGTCGGAGGTTGGTCGTTGTGTAGGGATAAGTGCTTCCTGGGACGTGTTTAAGGGATAAACCCCATACACGTTCTGGGAGCTGCCCGCACACACAGAGAGGATTTTCATGTGATCTAAGTGCAACATAGGCTTCCCATTCCCTTCCACAAGCACAGGATAGATCATAGACAGGCAATTAAAAACCACCTAGATCTTGGTCGATTATCCGGCTAAGATGCGCCTTCGCATAGACGTCAAAGGGTTTCTTATAAAAGTTAGCAAGCCCATCAAGCTTCTTTCTCTGCCCAGCCTTAAGAACGAACTCCAAGCCCCCTACCGTGATGGAGACAAGCTTCTGTACCCACTCCACAAAAGCATGAACATCCTCGATTGGGCGTCCGAAGAGCCCTTCTAGGGCCTTCCGATCCTCATTAGGAAAGATCAAGGCCCGATCCGTGTGAGCGAGGCCCTTGAAGCGCTCAAGTTGCTTCTCCATCGCGTGGGATGGATTCGAGGGATGCATCATCTTGTACCGTTCAAGGGTGTCATCCGGGATTCTTAGGGTAACAATTGCCATTTAGCCTCCATTTTAGGGCATTTCGCCCGATTTGTCAAGCACTTATGCAAGGTTCTCCTCCCAGCGGTTCATACAGGTTTGCCAATCATCCCCGGTCTCTTGAAATTGCTTCGGGACGAGCTTGGGTTGACGAAGCTGCTCCATCGCGCGACGTCTATCGTCCGCCACAAGGGTGTTATCATCTTCATGTGCCACATAAAGGGCCATCATGAGGGAAATTATGCGATCATCATGGTATCCTGGGGCGTGTTCCATCTTTTTCTTCCCATTCCTAAGCTCTCCGATCACAAAAGAGCCCATTTCCTCGATAAAATAAGGAGAATTCACGAGAAGGTCCCCTCTTTTTATGTAATCAACCCCCATTTCGGTGAAAAGCGGCCTTGTGATGCTCGTTGTGTACCATCCATAGTCCTTTGAGGTCGATCCATCAGCCCTATTTGGGCTCCTTCGGACGTAAAAATGGAAGTAACCCATCCGCTGAAGCTCAACCTGGGTCACGATTCCGGGGCTCCCCGGGTTGATCTCAACCACAATCTCAGCTGGAAGCCCCGTCATCTTGTCCTTATAGATATTCCCCACAATGAAAGCGGGGGTTGCGAGGTCAAGGGGGCTTATGGTGCCTCGAAACTCCGCAACTTGCTCATCCGCCTCATACTTATTGCCCACTCTAAGGACCTCTATGGCCGCTGCATCCTTCCCTGTGATCCCATGGGAGGCATCCACACCAACGATGTAGATGTTCCCTGGCCTCGCATATTCCCAAATAAGGAGCTTATTATCTGCTTTTCCTGGGGTTTGATCCCTTATCCAAGCCTCTGTGTCAATTGCTCGGAGTTTTCTATCTCGGATGTTCACCTCAAAGACGGCGATGGGAACCTTCACCCTATCCCGCATCTTTCCTCTTAGGGTGATCGTAAAGACTGACCTAAGACCTGTCTGAAATGCCTCCTCAACGGTCGAAGGGAACTCCTGATAGAAGAGCTCTAGGTTATCCTTAGACTCAAGCTCTCTTCTCTTTAGCTGATACCATGCCCTTTGTTCCCTATCTAACTCTATCCCTGTCTCGCGCTTAACCCTCTCCGCCATAGCGAGAGTTTCCTTGGAAAATTCAAGACCCTCAGAATTTGCCCGCCACCCTGGTCGGAGGTACCAGGCAATAAAGACCGGCTTGAAAAGAGAATTCCCTTCCACGGCGGCTTGATATTGATCATGGAACCAATTCCCCTTGGCACCCGCGCCTGTTGATTCGAGAATAATGAGAGAATGATGCTTTCTTGAGGAGTCAAAAGCAGGCATTAGGTCTGCGTCGATCGCGCTGCACATGTTCTGGTCCCAGGTTGAAACCTCGGTTAGATGAGCAATGTCGACGTTCAGCCCCTGCCCCATTGTTGTCTTCTGGTTCCCCGCCCCATAGATTATGTCCGCGTCTAGGGTCGGGAACCGCATATGAGTGCCCTTTACGTTCCAGTCTCGGGTGGGTTTCAGCCAACCTGGCATATTCCCATAGATCCTATCTAGGGTCTGGTAGAGCTTTAGGGTGACGTCAGGATGATCCGCCGCAACGAGTCCTTGTGTG